ACCTGCGCGAACGGAAATTTCGTGGCAAGTTTTTAATGAAAAAGCTCCTTGAAAAATGAATAGGGAGGTGAAAGGAAATGACGTTGATAGACTACTTCAACAAATTTCAGGAAGTATCGAACGCGAAACACTTCAGCGCGAACGCCAGGAGTTTATATTTTGCGATATTAAGCGAATTTAACCGCCTGCGCTATCCAAATGAATTGAAATTGCGAAATACTTACTTGCAAGATATGAGCGGTATTACATCAACGGCATCATTCGACAGCGCGAGAAATGCACTTTTGAACGCGAAATTAATCACGCACAAAAAGCAAGTCTACACGCTTGAAACATCTGAAAAAACCTTGCGAAAAAGTTTTGAAAAAGTTTTGAAAGAATCGCAGGGCTTATTAACTAACCCCGGGTTACCCCTTAAAACAGAAAAAGAAGGAGACCTGCGCGAAACGGCGGCTCCTTCGACGACGGAGACAAGTGGACAATTAAATTTGGCAGAATGCAGCGCGGCAGTACGGCAAATTTGGGAAGCCTACACCGGCAGACCCTTAACGTCGGGGCTGAATGCAGACTTGGCAAAATTTGAGGGCGAAATTGGCACGCAGCAATTAATCACGGAAATACAGCGGGCGGCACGCTCCAACAAACGTGAATCAATCGATTTAAACTACCTTGAGGCGTTCGTGCATCCACGGAAAAAGCCGCAGGCAGTCAAAAAACCGCTTGAATCAAGGTTAGCCAATGACGCCGCACAATTCTTTGAGGGGATGTGAAAAAATGAAATATGAACAGGAACGCCTCGAAGTACGGCAACTTCGCCGCCTTGCTCAAAAGTACGAATTCCAAGTCCACAAAAAGCAGGGCGAAGACAAATTCTTTCTGATTGATATGCTGTCTGATGAAGTGATTGGACCCAAAACTTTGGCACAGTGTAATGAGTACTTCGACGAATGGTACGGTAACGGTAAAAATTTTAAAAGGCATTAATTGAAGGGAGTTACGAAAATGGATTTTGATTTTGAGGATTATGGTAAAAAGTTGGAAGAGGCGCAGAAACAGGAAGTTCAAAAATTTGCACGGGAACTCGAAGCTTTTTATCCTGTTTCGGACGCGCTTAATCAGGAGGCGGCAGAGGAATTTAACGTTACAAATGAAATTCTCGCGCAGGGGCGTCAAACTTTTGAAGCAAGATATCAAAATAACAAGGCGCGTATTGAGGAGCAGTATGGAACGCCCGAATGCACTCGCGCAGATTGTTTTGAAGTTTTGCACGCGGAAAGTGAATTGGCGCAGTGTGAAAATTGCAAAGGTTTTCCCTGCCAAAAGAAATTGAACAAGACTTTTCGTGCAAAGATTGTCTATGACGACAGAATTAAAAGGCTGTGCGTTCGCTACTATTTTTGCGAATACGAAAAGGAGCGGCGTTTTCAAAAGGAGACGGAAAAACTTTTGGGCAAGTCGCAAATTCCGAAAGAATATCAAGGCAAGACGTGGGAAGATTATCAAGTTGACGAATTTAACGACTTGGCGGTGAAAGTGGCAAAAAGGTTAATCGAAGTGGAAGGCAAGGGCGCGTTTTTCTACGGCAACGTCGGTACGGGCAAAACACTTTTGGCGTCGATTATCGCAGGCGAAATGGTAAAAAAGCGGCAAGGCGTTATCTTCGTAACAGTACCGACAATTTCTTCACAGCTCAGATCTACTTTCAAGCCGAATTCGCCCGTAACGGAAACGGCAATACTGGAAAAACTTTATACGGTTCCTGTATTAATCCTCGACGACGTGGGATTGGAAAAATCGACACGCTTTATCTGCGGGATTTTGGCAAATATTTTCAACGAACGCTACAACCGCAACCTTAAGACGATTATCACTTCAAATTATACACCGGAAAATTTGGAATATATTTTCAATCATCCGTCGGACGGCGGAGAATCTTTGGATGGAAGCCGAATTTATGACAGGTGGAAAAAAATGTGTTTCCCCGTTGAATTGAAAGGAAAGTCGCGCAGATGAGATACAACAATCGTAACAAACAATCGGCAACGCGGAAAAATGATTTGCGGCGGTATATGTATCTTAAGGAAGTTGGCAAAAAGTTTGGGCTTAATATCCTTCGCAATTTGAAGTTGAAAACGTACTGGATTTTTGAAGACGCCGAATATTTGGGCGAATGCAAGAATGTTGACGAATTGGAACATTTTTTGAACAGGAGGGCAAAATGATGAAAGTTGAGGTAACTTACGGCAAGAACAAATACGAAATTGGGAATTGCAACGTTAGAACGATTCAAGAGCTTTTGGAAAAAAGTAACTTCGTGTTAAAACCGGAAGAGGAAGTTGAACCGGACGAACCGTCGATTGATATTTGCGAAAGTGAAAAATTCGCAGACGGTTTCATTCATCCGCAGTTGAGTCAAGCACTGGAAAACGGCACGGCTCATTTGAAATTCGATATCGGATCAAGTGCAAAAGTTTGGGTACGTGGCTTTGGTTATTCCTTTGAATTTAACTGCAGCAGTAACGTTGCCGAATTGGTAAAGGCAATGCGCAAAGTAGCTGATTATCTTGAAAAAGAAGTCCGCTAAAAAGGAAAAAATTTCAGACGAGGAACAAATAATCCGCTGGAAGTACGGCAAGTATTTACGTGAATATGTTCGCCATCACGGTCGGCGTGCTCATATCAGTTTGAAACATTTCGACGAATTTTTAAAACTGATTGGCGAATTTGAAACGTTTGATTCTTCCGAAAATGAAATCAGACCGGCAGAAAATCTTTACAGGGGGGATTGAAAATGTGGATTAAAACTAACAAAGGCACGCTTGTGAATACGGACACTGTGAGAAAATTCAGGATTCGTCAAGATATAGCAGTTGATGAAACCGGCAAGCCGGTTGTAAAAGCTTATGAAATTTTGGCAATTTATCATTTGATTAGTCCCCTTTTCAGTGGCGGCAGCGATTATATGGTATGGGCGCGGAGAAGTCGTGGATGAAGTTTTGGAAGTGTTTAAAACAAAAGAAGCGGCAAAAAACTACCTTGACCATTTGGCAAAAATGCTTGGAGTAATTTAAATGGAAGAGAAAGAAACTGCAACGATTGAATTTAAAGTCGACGCGCAGGATTATGAAACAATAAACAATCTTGCGGCGCAGGAAAATAAAACGGTGGAAGAAATCCTCCTTGAATTTTTGGAAGCTTATTGCAAAGGAATTAAACACTTTAAAGACTTTGAAAAATTTGAGGCAACGTACGAGTTGAACATAAAGTTGGGAGTTGTTTAAATGTTCGTGATTATGAAAGAGGAAGTTCTCAATATGGCGCACGTGGCAACGATTATGCTGTTTACCGGCGCAAATTCGATTGGTTTTTACTGCGCAAGCAATTTGGGCGGCGACCATCAGTTGGCAAGTTATCACGCCGTCAAGGGCGAAAAAATCAAGGACGTCTTTGAAAAAATCATTGAAGGTATTGAAAATAACAAGAATGTTTATTTGAGGGGATAAAAAGTGGATTTATTGAACACGGCAAAAAAAGCGGTAGGCTTCGGCGGCGATTATTTTTCGCTGGATAAAATTCAGGAGCTGTATCCGGAAGGCGTAACTTTGACAGGTTGTTTTTATGCAACCCTGCGCGAGGAGGAAGTCCCTGCGTTCAAATTCGCAGAAAATGAAAACGGCTACTTTTTCGCAATAAGCGGCGGCTTGAAGGATCTGTTTGAGGAATGTTTGGAAGACGCGGGCAGTATTGAAAATTTCGATGCTGAATTGAAGAAAACCAATTTGAAAATCCGAATTCGTAAGAAAAATATCAAAAACGGCAAAAAGTACACGCAGGTTACGGTACTTGCGGCGATTGATACAACTACAGGGGAGGTTACAAAATGTTAATCGTGGACAAAGACGAAAATGTTTTTCGCTCAAAAGATATTGCGGAATTTAATATCGGCGTGAAATTGGGCGCAAATTCTGAAGACGACCTTTTTATTCTGGGCGTTCGTTTGAAAAGTCAACAGGGCTTTAAACTCGGCGAATACAACAGTTTTTTTGAGGCACGCTACGAATACGAAAAAATTCAGGCGGCGATTGAAAACGGCTCAAAGGTTTATGTGATTGAATAAAAAATTTGCGGGCGCGTCTGCAAAAAATGTGGGCGCGTCTTTTTTTTAGGAGGGATTGAAATGTGGATCAGAACGGGGGTTGGCAACTACGTCAATTCTGATAACGTGTTCACATTTTGTATTCAGCAACTTAAAAGCGGCGATATTGCCTTGACTGCAATGAAAGTAGTCGGCGGGCGTGTGTTTGAAGTCGATATGGCGGAATGGAATTATACCGGACACAAAAAGGATCATAAAGAAATTCGGAAAGGCGGCAGTTGAAGTGTTAAAAGTTTGTGAAATTTGCGGCAAGGAATTTGAAGCTTTCCACAATAAAAAATGTTGCAGTCCCGAATGTTCCAAACAAAAAGCAAGGTTATACTGTGCACAATATCAAAAGACGCACCGTGAAAAAATTAGTGCTTATCAGCGGAAATACCGTGCAAAAGTCAGAAAGCCGAAAGAAAAAGTGTTAAAAGTTTGTCCCATTTGCGGCAAGGAATTTGAAGCTCTCCACAATAAAAAATATTGCAGTCCCGAATGTCGGCACAAAAGTAAAAATCAATATAATCGCGACCGCTATTGGGAAATTCGCGGGAATGAAATTGCGGCAAAAGTCAGAAAGCCGAAAGTTGAAAAAATTCCAAGCGGTTTTTATAAGTGCAGATGTGCGGTATGTGGTAAGGAAATGTTGCGGCGGACTCCGAACGCCATTTATTGTTCAAATGAATGTAGCGTCAAAGACGGCGGCAAGACTCCTTTCAAATTGACAACCAAACAAAAGCGGCAATGTGAAGAATTGAAAATGCAGTTGGCAATTCGGCGGCTTGATTTTACGGAAATTTAAAAATATTTTCTGAAAATTTCTTATTTGGCGAATAACACGGCGTTTTCTGTATTAAAATAACTACAATGAAAAAGTGTACGGTGATGCAGATGCAGAGAAATCGAAGTAGCGATATACCGGGCTTGCCGAAAATTGAATACGTTTTTTACAACGCCGAATTAATCAGAACGGCGGTAAATGAAATTAGAAATGCGGGGCGTCCGGCAAATGAAACGGGCAGACGCAGTGAAAATAAAATTTCGGATATAACGGGCAATGACGCGGTACGGAATTTGACGCCGCTTAAAATGATTCTGATTAAAGAAAAAATTTTGTACGACCCTGAAATTTGGTTAGAGGTTTATGACAAAACTTTGAAATGGTGTACGAAACGCGGCGAAATTTTTTTGGCGGTATTGAAGGGCAGGTACAGCGGCGAACATTTCGCAAAATCCTGCGCGAAGGCAGAAATTACGCAGGATACGTATTACAGAATCCTTGAAAAAATTCGGTACTACGCGGCAATGACGGCGGCTTATCTGCACTTGATTAATTTTTGAAAGGATGTTCAGTGAATGAAACTCTGCATAAATGCGGGACACTGCGCCACTGTAGATATGGGGGCTCACGGTTTCGGCTTGTACGAGGCGGAAGTTGCAAGAGAAATTGGCAAACTTGTTCAAAAAAATCTGATTGACGCGGGCAAAGAAGTCAAATTCGTGCAAATGGATTCATTGCAGGGAATTTGCGATGCGGCTAACGATTGGGGCGCAGATTTTTTCATTTCAATTCACTGCAATGCTTCAGGCTTGGGGCGTGCGCACGGTACGGAAACTTATTTTTATCCCGGCAGTTTTAAAGGGCGAAACTTGGCTTTTTCGGTACAGCGTGAAATTGTTCGGCAACTTGAAACAAACAATCGCGGCTTGAAAATGGCGTATTTCTACGTTTTGAAACATACGGCGATGCCCGCAATTCTGGTAGAGACTGCCTTCATTGACAACATTAATGACAACAAACTTTTGAAGGAACGTCGCGCAGATTTTGCAAGGGCGATAACAGACGGGATTTTAAATTATTTGAAGACAATATTTTGAAGACGTCAATCGGGCGTCTTTTTTTATTGCGTCAAATTGGAGCAAATTCTCCTGTTCGTCAAATTGGAGCAAATTCTCCTGTTCGTCAAATTTGCAAGGTACTTCCACAGGGGGCGGCTTGCTGTAGCGGGCGCAACCCCCGACGTTTGGGCAGGTGTGATTTTTTTTTACCACTAAACGTTTAAAAATTAAGAGGGGCTTGGAAAAAATGAAACTTACCGGTAATTTTGAAGAATGGACGACGACACAAGCGGCGTTGGGACGTATTTTAAACTTGACGCCGGGCAGAATCAGCCAACTTGTTGACGAAAAAATTGTCGTCCGTGACGAAGGCGAAAAAAACGCCATTTTTTTAATTGAAAGTATGCAAAATTACTATCAGTCTAAACAAGCCTACGAAAAAGACGGCAAGGGCAAGGTTAATTTTTGGGAAGAACGCGGCTTGCACGAACGCGCAAAACGTAAAATGGCTGAATTGAAATTGCGGCAGATGAAAAGCGAATTTTACCGCGCAGAAATGGTTGACAGCCTCCTTGTTGAAATTTTGAACAACTTTAAAAATAAACTTTTGGGACTGCCAAACAAATTATCGCCTCAAATTGAAGGCAAAAACGTCGCGCAGATTAACCAACTTTTGACGGATGAAATTTATGAAAACCTGAATGAATTGGCGGAAAATCTTAAAGGTGTTGAATTTAATGAAGAAATTGAGACTGAAATTGGCTCAAGCGATACTTCCGCCGCCGAATTTGACAATCAGCCGGTGGGCGAATAAATTTTTGTATCTTCCCCGTACTGCGGCAGAGCCGGGCAGGTATAAAACCGGTCGAACGCCGTATGTTGAAGAAATAATGGACGCGTTCAATCAAGCCGAAATACACCGCGTCGTAGTTAAATCTTCAAGTCAAGTGGGAAAAAGTCAAATGTTGCTTGCCATTGTGGGTTATTACGTGCATTTAAATCCCTGCAACATTATGATCGTACAGCCAACTTTGGAAATGTCGCAGGATTTTTCTCGCGACCGTTTAGAAAAAATGATACAAGACACGCCAATTTTGACGCCGCTTTTTTACGATTTAAACAAGACGCGCAATTCCAATCAAACGATACTTTCAAAAAATTTTACGGGCGGGCGAATTGTTTTGGTGGGCGCAAATTCGGCGTCAGGGCTTGCCTCTCGTCCAATTAAAATTCTGCTGTGTGATGAAGTTGACAGATTTCCAATTTCGGCGGGCGGCGAAGGCGACGCGGTTAATCTTGCATCCAAACGCACTTCAACTTATTGGGATTTTAAAATTGGCTTGTTTTCAACTCCTACCAACGAAGGCGCAAGCAGGATTGACGCCGAATATTTTTTGGGTACGCAGGAAGAATGGCAACACCAATGCCCGAATTGCGGCGAATTTCACACTTTGAAATTTGAGGATATTCAGGTTGAATTTTCTGAAAAATTTGACGAATTTAAAAATCGCACAATCACAGTTAATTCGGTAAAATACCGTTGCCCGGACTGCGGAATGGATTTCAGCGAATTAACTATGAAAAATTCCGTGCAAAAGTACGTGGTAAAAAATCCTGACGCCTTGAAAAACGGTATTCGCAGTTTTTTTATTAACGGCTTTGCGTCCCCGTGGGTAAATTGGAAAATGATTATGCAGGAGTGGCTTGAATCGCAGGGCAATTCCAAATTGGAGCAGGTTGTTTACAACACTCGTTTTGGCAAAAGTTACCGCGTTAAGGGCGAATTTAAGGACGAAAATCAGTTTTTGCGGCGGCTTGAAAGTTACGAAAATGAAATACCGGCTGAAGTTTTGGTATTGACGGCGGGAATTGACGTGCAACATAACAGGCTTGAAATTTCGATTTTCGGCTACGGTACGGGCGAAGAAACTTTTGCAATTCGTCATCAGATTATTTATGGCAGTCCGACCAAAAATTCCACGTGGCAGAAACTTGACGAAATTTTGAATCACGAATACAAAAAACCTGCAGGAAGTTTGAAAATTGCGCGCACATTCATAGACAGCGGCTATTTGACTGATAAAGTTTACGAATTTTGCCAAACGCGGCAAGTCAAGGGCGTTTTTCCGATTAAAGGCAAGGCGGGGCAGGGGCTTCCGATTATTTATCAAATTGGCAAGGCGAAAAATGCAAACGTGATGCTGATAATTTTGGGCGTCGATACTTTAAAAAGTGAAATTATGTCACGTTTGGCGATTGAAAAGCCGGGCGCAATGTTTTTGCATTTTCCGGCGGAAGATAATTTTGAACGCGGTTATGATCTGAATTATTTTCGGCAGTTGACGGCGGAGCATTTGGTGCCGCGTAAATCGAACGGGCAGGTACATTTGGCGTGGGAAAATATCGACGGGCAAAAACGCAATGAGGCTCTTGACTGCGCGTCATATTCTTTAGCCGCAATGAAAAGTTTGAACATTAATTGGCAGAATTTTTCGGGCGTTCCCGTCGCGCAGGTTAAATCCAAAAAGCCCGTATCAAGGAGTTTTGATATTTATGCTTGAAATTTTGAAAGAACGACTGCGAATGTACCTTGACGCAGAAAAAGCCGTGTTAAGCGGGCAAAGTTACACGATTGGGGACAGACAATTACAACGCCCTGATTTAAAATATATTCAGCAACAAATTTCTGATTTAATCGCAGAAATAAATACATTGGAATTAAAAAAAGGCCGTACCAAACGCACGGTCTTTATCGATTGAGGCAAGACAAGCACAGATTTTAAATTAAAAGGCAAAACGCGGCTTTAATTAAGTTGTCGCGCAATTTTAAATCTGTACAATTTTCAATCAAAAATTTCAATTCGTTGTACTTTTGAAACGGCGAAAAAAATTCTTTTGGCGCGGCAGGATTAACGTAATAACCGTATTTTCTGATTGACGGCAAAACTTCAGAGGTTACCCAATGTTTAAATTTTTTAGCTTCCGGCAAATGCGAACGCAGAATTAAACTGTACAAACCGCTTTCATTAATGAGTTTCAAGCCACGCGGTGAATTAATTTCTAAGGTCGTGAAAAAGTCGATTTTGGATTCTGACGCCATTTGTTGAAGTTGTTTGGCGGTTAAAATCATTTGGTCTTCGGTGTCTACGTTGTCGCTTACGGCGTCTTTTGGTGATTTATATTCCAGCGAAATTGCCACATCGCGGGCAACGAACCACGCCTCACGATTAATAAAAATGACGCGGACTTTGTACTTGTTGTTTTCAAAATTTTGCAAAAATTCTTGAACTTCCATAAAAAAAACCTCCTTAAAAATGTTTGACAAAACTTTCTAAAAAGGCTATAATTCCAACATAAAAATATTGGGATTAAGCCTTTTAAAGGTCTTGAAATTTAAAATTTTTGTTACGAAACGAATTATAAATGATTATAAGATAAATGTCAAATAACCCGCTGAATTGGCGGGTTTTTTGCGTGGTAATGATATGAAAAAGAAAAAATTTATAAACAGCGGCTATTCAACGGGCGCGGCTAACAGGGAGCGTCCGACTTTAAAAACGTGGTATCCTCAACATTTTTCGGCACTTTCTGATATTGAACAAAATTTAAATCTGTTGAGAAATCGCAGTTACGACTTGTCGATAAATTCAGCGTTGGGCAGTGCGGCACTCAATACGATGGTTAGCGGCGTCGTTGGCAACGGCTTGAATGTTTTTCCTACGCCGAAATTTAAAGAATTGGGCTTAACTGCAGAATCTGCGCGAGAATGGGCGCGGCGCGTGCAATTTGAATTTGAAATGTGGGCAAATTCGTTGACTGCAGATTTTTTCAATCGAAATAATTTTAAGGAATTGCAACGCGTGATTTTCAATGCAAGTTTGGCTGATGGCGATGCTTTTTGCATTTTTCGCAGGAGGAACAATGCGCCGTACAGTCTTTGTCTTCAAATTCTGGAGGCGAAAAGAGTTTCAAATCCTCAAAGTTACGGCGCAATTAATCCCGTCGAAGTGCTTTTGCCGAACGAACACAAGATTATTAACGGCATTGAAGTTGACAAATTTGGGCGGCAGGTTGCAATTCACGTGTCGAACAGAATTTGGGACGAACCGCTTTCGACGACTGCCGAATTAAAATGGCAACGCGTCAAGACTTTTGGCGAAAACGGCACGCGCAATGTATTACAAATTTGTTATGATACGACGCCGGGGCAATTTCGCGGCGTTCCGCTTTTGGCTCCGGTAATTGAAACTTTGAAACAGGTTGCAAGATATTCAGACGCCGAATTGACAAGTTCGATTATTCGCAGTTTTTTCAGTTTATTTTTCGTTCAGCCCGCCTCAAATTTCAATCTGAATGAAATGTTGCCGCAGGAAGAAATTGACGTGAGCGAATACAGATTGGGCAGCGGGACAATTTCTGCCCTGCCAAAAGGCGTTGACATTAAATCTGTTGAGGCGAACAACGCGCAGAATACCTTTGACAGTTTCATTACGCAATTTTCAAAACAAATTGGCGCGGCTATTGGTATTCCCTACGAAGTCCTGTTAAAAAATTTTCAATCAAGTTACAGTGCAAGCCGTGCATCCATTTTGGAGGCGGAAAAAACTTTCAAGCAACGTCGCGCAGGATTCATTTTGGATTTTTTACAGCCGGTGTATGAAACTTTTTTGATTGAGGCAGTGGCTACCGGCAGAATCAACGCCCCGCACTTTTTCGACAATGAAACTGCTCGGTATTTATGGAGTTGTGCTGATTTTCGCAGGGAAGTTTCGCCCGGTATTGACCCCGTTAAAGACGTAAACGCGGCGAAAACTCGAATTGAGCTCGGTATTTCCACACGCGAAATTGAGGCTGTGCGTAACGGCGAAGATTTTTGGAATATCGCCGAACAATTAAAACGT